TCATTTTCCTGTGAGTTCTTGGAACAAACAAGGTCACGGCTCTTGGCATCTACACGGGCACTGTCACGGCAATCATGCAGATAGCAAAGGTAAAATGCTTGACGTAGGTATTGATTCAGCATATAATATCTACAAAGAGCACAAATTCTTTACTGAAGAAGATATTGCAGTTTACATGCAAGATCTTTCAGTATATGTAGCAGATCATCACAAAGAAAGGTTATAAATGAAAGTAAAGTTAGTAGGTTACACACAACCAGCAGAAGAATTTAAGGATGACTTTAATTCAGCAAAAGAACTTATTGCATTTTGTGCTAGGGTATCTAATCCTAGTAATCAATTCAATAATGATACAGCAGATAAACTTCTAAAGTACCTGCTAAAGCATAAGCATTTCTCACCGTTTGAAATGGCAAGTGCTACGATTGAAATTGAGACAACACGAGATATTGCACGACAGATTCTACGTCATCGTAGTTTTGCGTTTCAAGAATTTAGCCAGCGTTACGCTGATCCTGTAAAAGATTTGTCGTTTGTATTACGTGAAGCTCGTCTACAGGATACAAAGAATCGTCAAAATTCCATCGTAGTTGATACACATACAGAAGATAATCGTTTTCTAATTGCCGAATGGAATCGTAGACAACAGCAAGTAATTGATCTTGCAAAAGAAAATTACAGGTGGGCTGTTGAAGCTGGTATTGCCAAAGAGCAAGCTCGTGCTGTATTGCCTGAAGGTAACACAATGTCTCGTTTGTACATGCAAGGTACTATTCGTAGTTTTATTCATTATGTTGAAGTTCGTAAAGATGAAAGCACACAAGCAGAACATAGAGAAATTGCGCTGGCAGTAGCTCAAGCTATTAGCAAAATCTTTGACTTTCAAGGACTACAATGATAAGTAATATAGACATTTCAGACTGGCAAATGCTAACTACACCTTTGAAACTACAGAAGTTAAAAGAAGGTGAATTGTTCAGTGTAGCAGGTAGTGATAAAGTATTTAAACTCATGTGCGTAGCAAACGATATTGCTTTTGCTGAAACTGCAGAAGTCTTCTATGCTTTTGCACTACCTAGATTTATGGAGGTATACCCTTGGGTCAACGTAAAGTCATAAGCTTTAAAAAGCTGATAGAAGCTGTAGCAGAGTCCTGTAAATATCACCAGTATGAAGTGGAGGATGTACTGGCGCATCTAAGTAAAGTACTACAAAAGATGCTCTCTGAGGGTGAATCTGTAAGACTAACTGGTGTAGGTAAATTAAAGATGCAAAAACTAAAAATACCTGAAAAATTAGGATACAATTCATTCAGGTTGTCAATCATTCAAGACAACTACATGAAAGAGTACTTAAAGGAACACTATGTTGAACCAACAGAACCCACCACCAAGTAATTGGCCTTTTGCAATGTACAATAACCAACGTACAAAAGAAAGTCAAGAGTTGCTAGACAAGAAAAGTCATGGTAAAACCAAAGATGATTTGTCAGATATGGAGGAAGGTTTATTTTGAAGAAGCAAGATGTTGAGAAAATTGATGTACAATCTATCTTTGATGAACAGTGCCTAGAGTACAATTCATACGAAGATGAAAAAGAAGTTATATCTGGTTTGATATATTTTAATGAAAAGGAGTATTATGACGAAAGATGAATTTCACGTAGCGATTCAACAATTATTTCATCAAGCAAATAAAGATGAAATTGATATTGGAGATATCTATCATATCTTACATGGTCAAACTTTAATTGCAGAAACAATTTTGAAGCTTAGTATTGAAAAAGCTTATAAACAAAAATCATTCTAAGGAGAAATAAAATGCGATACATTGTAAAATTCAATAATGGTTATCATAAAGTCTTTGACACCTTGCAATACACTGATGTGCAATTGTGTGGTTTGTTTACAGAAGCTAAAAATGTAGCTCAACGTCTAAACAATCGGGTATAATCTACGGTAGTGCCTTCGGGTGCTACCTTTCTTTTTCTTTTAGGAGTAATATGTCAGATTTGTTGGAAATTGTTATTGTACGTAGTAAACTATCAAATACATTGTTTGATGTAGTAGAGATTGATAATGAAGGAGATATCGTGAATTATGTAGCACGTTCAGCTACATTTGAACAAGCTCAAAAGATTTTAGAGAGTTTGTTCCCTGAACTTGGAACTGTGCTATAATTCAATCATCGTAACAACACAACTAAGGAACAACATGCACAGCTCTTACCTTCAGACTAACAAAGCCAAGAAAAAACGATTTGATGATGCATCTTACGAAGAAACACCTAATCATCAAAAGAATAAAAAGAAAGATAAGAAAGACTTCAGTACACAGCGTAAATTTAAGCGAGGTGAAGAATGAAAATCTGGTTTGTATATTACCAAAGCCCCCGGGGGTTGTCGGGCATGGTCACATTAAGTGCTTCATCCAAAGAGAAGGCGGAGGAGTTGTTTTTAGCGGCATGCCCAGGACACCACATTGAAACGATTGCGGACAGATAAACATTTTGGAGTAGAAAAATGAATGAACGAATTAGAGAACTTGCTCGACAGGCTTGGGATTATGTAGTATCATGTGATGATCAATATTCAAAATCAGCTACCGATCTGTTTGAAGAAAAGTTCGCTGAGTTGATTGTGAGAGAATGTTCTAAAATTATAAAAGCACAGAAAGAACAGTTATGTGATGATCTGCAATTGTGGAGTGATCATGACTATGGTTACGAAATGGCAATAAATGGCTCAATTGAAATACTTAATAAACATTTTGGAGTTGAATAATGAAAACACGATTTAAAGATGTACCGTGGGGAGTGTATGTTGCATTGGTATTTTTAGTGCTGGTATGGGTTATGCTGTGTTTCGTTTATCCTGCAGTACTTTTTGGTTTGACTGTCAGTATTGGAACACTCTTGTCAATTCTCAGAGTATTACATTATTTGTCATATGGAAACTAACATGAACGAACGAATTAAAAAACTGATTGAAGAATGCACATTCATTTACGATGATCTGGTTTATGATGGTACAGATTCTTATATGAAAACATCGGAGTATTTCGACAAGGAAAAGTTCGCCGAGCTAATCGTCAAGGAATGTTTGGATATTGCAGATGGGCAGAAAAAGTGGGTTGAGGACATGAAAGTGTTTAATGAACAAGACGCCAACTGGAATAAAGCAAGAATACAACAAAGCCAACGAATTGTAGATAAGATTAAAGAACATTTCGGAGTTAAAGAATGAAAGAACAAAAATGCTTAATATGCGATAAACCAGCTGAATGGGTGCGTGGTACTCAGTTTGCTGGTGATCATCCGTTTTGTGATGAACACGCCAAACAAGAAAAGGGTTTTGGTGTAAACGATTCCTATGAATATTGGTATGAAGTTAAGGATACAAAAGATGATGCAACTAATTAAACGATGGTCAATCTATATTGCTATATTTTTTGTAGCAATGTGGATTACAGATCAATATCGTGAGTACAGGCAGCTAAAAGAATTTGAAGCTGTACGTAAGGATTTGATCAGACAAGAGAAAGAAGCTTTAAAAGACCAAGAACGTAAATGCTTGAAAAATGCACTGTACTATGAAGCACGAAGTGAAGGTAGTGCAGGTATTTTGGCAGTAGCATCTGTGATTGAAAATCGTCGCACACATCCAGATTATCCTGAAAGTTACTGTGGTGTAATTCAGCAGCGTAAGCAGTTTAGCTATACATTAGAACGTAAACCTGACGTAGAGCGCATAGAATGGCGTTTAAAGGCTGCAGATAAGCAAGCCTATGGGTATGTATCAGAAGTAGCAGATAGCATGGTAGAAGGGCAGTTTAAATCTACTTTACCTTCCGGTGTGATCTACTATGCAACTACAAAGATTTCAAACGCATGGATCAAAACCAAGAAAATCTATGCTACAATTGGCAATCATCATTTTTACAAGGAGTAATTTATGCAAATGAACAAACCACACAAACACGCAGAATGTATCATTGCTTGGGCGAATGGATGTGAGATCGAGTACTACGAAAGTGGTAGTGGTGTATGGTATCTAACAAGTGAACCTTCATGGAACAAACATGGACAATACCGCATCAAACCACAGCCCGTAATCAAAAAGATGTATATGCATTATGATGGTATTGAAGAGTTAGTAGCTGAAAACTTTTGGCACACCAAGGACGTACCACAAGAGATGTATTTCGATAACAATAATATGTCCAATCACCTTGAGTTTACATTCACCGATGGTAAACTTACGTCTGTTGAGATGATTAAACGCACAGAATAGTAAAGTAAACTGCAATCTAACCTCAACTTAAAGGAGAAAATCATGGGTCTTGATATGTACGCTTTTTCTGTCCCTGCATCTGCGGTAAAAGGTGACTTTGATGTTAATACAGAGTTCAAAAAAGAAGTGCAATACTGGCGTAAGCATAACGCTTTGCACTCTTGGATGGAAAACCTGTATCGTGCTAAAGGTGGTGACGCTGAAAGTTTCAACTGCATTCCAGTGCGACTTACAAAAGAAGATTTGAACGCATTGATTGAAGATGCCAAAGGTTACAAGCTTGAGTCAGCTACAGGTTTCTTTTGGGGTTCTCAGTATGATTATAACGATGAAATTGCAAACCAAGATATTGAATTTGCACAAAAAGCGTTATGGGAGATTACTCTTTCTGGTAATGCTGTGTATTACGATAGCTGGTGGTGAACATAAGTGAGCTAAGGTAATAATATTTAAGTAGACCGTGGGGCCATTCCTACGGTCTTTTCTGTGCTACAATCAATGCTTCAAAACTAGGAGATAATTATGATGACAATGCGTGAACTCAACATTGGAGAGTTTCAAGAGTGCAACTACGGTCTTTACTTTACTTACCGCAACACTGATAACCTTTGGGCTATTGAGCAAGGTTATATGCATGAAATAGACGTTGGAGATTGTCAGGTACGCTTTGCACGAGTACTCAAGACTGTAGCTTATATATGCACAGACGAAGATGCATCTGGTTACAATCTATCGTGCTTGGGTATACCGGGATCAGAATGCCTACAATTGTGCGGACTTTGATCAACTTCAGTGCTTCAGTCAGGTGGTGTAATATGAAATGCAAATTTAATACTGGTTCTAACTTTGATCGCAAAGGTCAGTGGGTTATTGCAAAGTACCTTGATCAAGCATGGGTTACTGGTACTGTAGTAGAAACTCGTGTAAAGTACGGTGGTAAGGTTCAACATACTATCGTTAGCGATTCTCCTACGTTTGTAAACGAAGAGTTGCGAGAAGTAGGATATCAATTTCTGGTTGAAGAAAAAGATGTAACAGAAGCTCAAATGCTGGAGGTTGTATGAAATTTATCTTTACTTTACCTGCTGTTTGGATTACTACAGGTACTTACATCATGGCAAATGGTCGTAAAGCCACGATAGACAGCGTTAAACCCAACGGTCAAGGGGTAGGTAGCTACGAAGGTAAACCAGACTCTATGGGACGTATTCGCAAGCATTATTGGGTGTGGGAAGCAGAAGGTAGCGCTAAATTTATTGAACCTTCTGGTCTTGATCTGGTTAAAAAGCTTTGAAGTATAGTATAATTTAATCTTCATCAACAACAAGAGGTAACACAATGCAGAAACTTGAAGACTTCAATCAATTCATCGAAACAGAAGCCATTGCTACATATCTGAGAAGCTTTGGTTATAAAGCTAAGGTTGACACAAATGCATTGGTAACGTATGTGCAAGACCCCGTAGGAGATACATTTGTTGTACTAGCTATTCCTACTTGGGATACAGCAAGAGAATTTATCAAGGTTCGTTCGCAAGATTGAGATTGATGCTATAATTCAATCACACCGACAAACAGGAGTTTCAAATGGCGAATGTATCTCAAGAAGTTATCACTAAAGCTCGTGCTGCTCTTAAAGCACTAAATAAAGAGTACTGTGTAAAAGCTACACTCAGCGGTAAAGGCGATAGCACTTTGTACTTGACTATTGCAGAGGGTAAGATTGACTTTATAAATAACTTTTGTGAAAATACACTAGCTAAACGTAGGCAGCATGATACACAGCAGGTTATTGCTTGGGTTATCAAAGAGCAAAACATTAGTGTAAATCAGTATTATCTTGATAGTTCATTTGATGGTATTGCACTGGAATATCTGGAGAAAGCTAAAGAGATTATGCTTGTAGATCACTATGATCACAGTGACATTCAGTCTGACTACTTCAATTGTGCTTACTATGTAAATATTAGTGTTGGTCGTTGGAATAAGCCGTATAAGTTAGTAAAGTAAACTGACTAATATAATCCTTGCATTATGTAAAGATAAATGCTATAATTATAAAGCAATAGTTAAAGAAGTCATGAGCTTTAACGATAAGAGCAGCTTTCCGTGGCTGCTTTTTGCTTTTATAACACGGGTATTTATCGGAGAATATAATGCAATTTAAGAAGTGCAGTTGCTGCAGATTAGAGAAACCTTTTATAGAGTTTCACAAGAATAAATCAGGAAAGTTCGGTTACGCTAATTACTGCATCGAATGTAAAAAGTCAACCAGAAACAAACCAAGAGGTACAAGACAACCTCTAGATGTCTTTGACAAAACAAGAGGAATGCATATTGTATATGAGTTCTACAATATAAATGAAGAGTGTATTTATATTGGACAGAGTGTAAATTTCATACAAAGATTAAACGATCATAAATGTAATGCTGTATTTTATAAAGAAATAACTAGAATAGTTTGTAATATAACAGAGTCGTTACCTGACATGACTTTTCTTGAAGCACAATATATTATCCAAAAGAAACCTAAATACAATCAAAGAATTGTTGGAGCAATAGCATCAAAATTTAAAGTAGATTACTTAGAAAGAATTGAATATGATATTGAAGGTATTGAATTAATTCAACGTTAAATTAAAAATCCTCGTACCCCTTTCGGAAATAAAAATCCGTTAGGGGTATTTCTTTTTAAAAACCCCTGTTGGTAAAATTTCTAAAAACCCGCTTGCCTAATTGCACAAGAAAAGACCTGAAAGTAATCCGGCTGCGCCGACCAAGTAGTCAGAAACCAGACCGTTCAGTCAGAAACCATACAGTATATTCTGCTATTGAACTATTCGGTATTTTATTAAACGAAGTAGTCGCAAAATATACTGTACGTTTATAAGGTAAACTCTGCAGTAATAATTTGAACTCTGCAGTCACAAAATAAGTTATGCACAGGTTTTCCACAGGTTATACATTGTCCACAGGTGGCAATTTTCGTGCCTGAGCTATGCACAGGTTGTCAGTCTTATATAAGAGTTCAAACTGTTTATAACTCATGAATAGGTGTTGACAACTTTTTTCAATAGGGTAGTAGCTTAGAACATAAAAACGCCTTAAAACACATCCTAAGGGCATGGATAAAACCACAGTTCTAATTTTATCGGTGTAATACTGGCACGCTTTTTGCTATTCGCGTGCGCGTATGCGTTATTCCTATAATGAACAAAAGTGAATACTGAAGTGTACATAGGGTTTATCCTATAAAAATAATTTGAGCAAAGCCTAAAAACAGCATAAAACCCTATACAATAGAGCCATGCACCGGAGATCGGGCTAGTGCATAGTAGGCGAAAGTTTACATGTTCATTAAAAATTGAGAGTTTTCCATTAAGTATGCTAATTCTAGTATACTTAATGGAAAACTAACAAATGAAAGTATTCAAAATGGACTATTCTAATGCATTAATTGACGCCATTCTAGCCGGGCGGGAATTTTCATCGGTTAGAATCAACGTTAACGGCTACAATGAGATGTATCTAAAGAATACCTCTGTCTGGATGCTGTATAATTAAGCCTAGAATTCAACAAGGAACAAAAAATGTCAGACAATCAAATTATCATCGGCATCAACATTATTTTGTGGTTTATCATTTGCCCGATTATCAGTCATTACATTTAATATTCTCACGTTATAATCCTATATTAAATTATGGGATTATATCGGGATAATATTGTCCTATTTTGCACATCAAAACATCATGCAAAAACTATATACAAAAACAGTGTTCATTAAATCAACTGATCAATATAATCAATTTAATAAGCTCAAGATTGGGCAGTGGGTAACAGGATTATCATTGAACAATCAATCCGGATTATATCGGGGTCAATTTATGGGGTTTGATAATGATAATCAACCCGTTATTAATTTTCGACTGGACCGGGTTAAATCACCGTTAAACTGGAAAAGTCAATTTAAATCAAACAAGTCGTTACGTGATTTTGCCCGGATTAAATGCTAATTAAACCTGATAATATCAGATAATAACCCTTGATTATATTAGGGGTTATTTTCGGGTAATATCGCCCGTAAATGAAAATGATTCATTATGTCAAAATTCAAATCGAACCCCCGCATTATTGTGACAGTTAACGAAAACGGCGCTTATTGTAAGGGCGTATATATTGACAGTCGAGAAAATACTAACTCATTTAATCGACAGTATGATGACGAAACCCAAGCATTAGATTATTTGCATAATATGCGAGATAATGCTAATTGTGAATTTTCTATTCAAGTTAACCGTATCAATTGGAAGGGTTAATTATGTCGGCATTTATTCTATCGGATTTGCACTTTTCAACTATTGCAATATATATTCATCATTTGAATGATAATATAGGTATTCAAGAGTTAGCTAATAAGCTTAAATCAATTAATATTGATAGCGTTAATTATCGGTATAAAGAAAATACCCGCAAATCTAAGTGCAAGATTATCAATAATTATAATAATGTAAAATATACTAAATACGATATTATTAGGTTAATACAGTGCTGGGATTATCAGTCGTGTGAGAAACCTGATAATTTTGAATATCGGGTTATCAGGGTATTTTTATTGAATCATTTTATTGATAATGATATTACCTTATCAGGTAGTCAATCTAATTTATGGAGTATTTAAAATGAACTATTATCTCAGAGATTGTAACGGTGAAATTGTAGGGAATAAAAATGGATATAAAACATTCAAGGGCGCGAATACTCAAGTAAATAACCCTAAAATGAAAATCAATAGAATATTATGGGAAAGATTCGACAACCGGAAAAATAAAGAATCAATGCTTGTTAGTACAATAGATCAAGATAAACCGTAAAATAGTATTTTCTGATAATATCTTATGATTATGTCATAGGGTATTATCGGGATAATATTCTCATTATCCATAACCAACAAAATAGGTAGTTATAATGCAACGAATCACAATGAAATTTTTGCAATCCAAAGTTAAAACAATCAACGGGGTTACAAAGTCACCTTATGAGTATTTCAATGCTGATAAAACGATAAACGTTGGGCACTACCATATCAGTCGATCGTATGGTGGATACTCTTTGCAGCGCACCATGAACGAGTCTGGAGGAACAATTGATATTTTTTCATGCGGGCATGTACCAGCACGAGAATTAGCTGCTTTAATGAGTGCTTACCTTATCGGATTGACTCATAAATAAATCAAAGATTATCATGAAAATCAAAACAGTAAAACCAGTTTCGAGCGTTATATACAATAATCCGTCCATGCTAGACGGACAACCTATCATTGTAGTTGCGATTATCGGCAGTAAAAACAGCAAGACCGGCGCGGGCATGATTCAAACCTACATTCTGAGAGCAGATATTAACCCCCTAGAAGCCAGCAAAACGGGCGCAGATGCCTCTATTTGTGGGGACTGTATCCATAGGGGGCAAGCTACTGATAACCCGCTTAAAAAGACTGCTATCAACCGTAGTTGCTATGTTAACATTGGGAAAGGGCCTAACGCTGTCTACAAGGCATTTAAACGCGGAGTATACCCTACTGCAACACCAGAGGATATAACCCGCATTGGATCAGGTAAAACAATTCGTATAGGGTCATACGGCGACCCGGCGGCAGTACCCGGCGACATCTGGGATGCACTATTAAAAAACGCTACAGGCTGGACAGGGTACACACACCAGCACAAGACCAACGATAAAACAACTTATGAACGCATGATGTATAGCGCCGACAATATAGAGGATGCAAAGCAAGCGCATTTTAAGGGCTATCGAACGTTTAGAGTTATACCCGTTAAACAATGGCAAGATAACGGCAAAACGGCATTATTGAATAATGAAATACTATGTCCCGCAAGCCAGGAAAATGATAGAGGCGTGACCTGTAAAGATTGTATGCTTTGCACTGGTGCAACATCTAAGGGTAAAAATATTGCAATAGTTGCGCACGGTGCAACAGGCCATAATTTTAAGGGTTAACCTTATGATAAAAACAACCTCAATTTTTATCGCAATATTGTACTTGGGAACATGGGTTTTGATGCTAATGTTGATACTCATAACGTATATACGGCAAAGCATTAGACGTAAAATCAAACGTTAAAATGAGTGATTATATAGCGGGTTGATCGAAAGGTTGACCCGCTATTTTTATTGCAGTTAAATTATAGGGGTATCTGGAAAGGCTTAAACCATTCGCCAGTGACGGCAGATAAAACGAACACTATTCATAAAACGAATAATCATAGAGTGTATCATTCATAAAACGAATAATAGCATAAAAAAATTTTCCCTGCCCGTACTATCGTTAGTAGTTATTCAAAGAGTATCATTCTAGGATTATCAAAAGGTAAACGATAATTGAACTATGTAGAAAACCATAAGTGATGTAAACATAGTGCAAAGTATAGCGGATATTTTAAAATCATAGTATTATCGGAAGGTAGGAGTGGTTCCTACATCAAGCACCCATGACTTACAGCAGTTACCAAACATGCCACGGATAACCCAAGATTACAACAACTACTGAATCAAAATTAAATCAGAGGTGAAACAAGTACTCAAACAATTGATCAAAGCTTTAGTATAAGCGTTCAAAGCATCAACAAACGACTTAAAACCTATCTAGAAGCCTTCAATATTTATTCGACATAGTAAGTATAGAATAATGCGTTTAATGCCTTTAAACCTCTGATATTTACCCAAAGAAAAATCCCCAAGGCTGTTACACCAAGGGGATAAAATTTTAATTTTTAATTTTGCTTTTCTTAACTTCAGTTGCTAGTGCTTTATCTTCAGCTTTAGCTCTTTTTTCTTGTAGCTCTGCTCTAAGCTCTAACCTGCGTACAATTTCTTCTGCATCAAACCACAACTCTTTACCCATGATAACTTCTTCAAGTTCTTTATCGCTGAGAAAATCCTTATAGACACTATTCATTAAGCCTCTGACTTGTTTATCTACGAATGAAGCATGTGAGATAACGTCTGACTGCTTACCGAAAGCTCCAAACGTAGCTGAATGCACCATCATGGTAGCGTAAGGTGAAACAGAAATACTTGGTGCAGCTAGTGCAATAAGAGAAGCTGCTGATGCTGCTACACCTTCAATACTAGCGTGAACATCAGCATCTGTGTTTTGAATAGCGTTAATAATTGCAATTGCACCATCTAGCTGTCCACCATAGCTATTAATACTAAGTAAGATAACATCCCCTTCACCTAAAGATTCAATACCTTGTAGAACTGTACGATAATACTTAGGTTCCTTAATATTTTCATCTAAATGAATTTTAATGCAGCGATTTACCTTTGTGCTTTCAAAGTAAGGTAGATACGGTGAATTACGGATATTTACTTCACCTTCGTCATCATCGTCATCATTACGGGCTACTCTTGTAAAATTTTTATATTTACTTGTGCTTTGCATTGGTTACTCCTTTATTAAAGACCGTGTTGTTTACCATAATTATAACCGTTTCTGTCTAATTCTTCAATCTTAGCTACTCTATATTTAACAGCTTCTGCAAAAGCAGGGAGTAAACCATATTGAGTCACCGAGAACTTTTTATTCATTGTCTTTGGTTTACCGTTTACATACTCACTCCAAGTAGTCACAGCATACAAAATAGTCTTTAATCCTGATTTTGTGTTGTATTCTTGAGAGTACCATTGAACACCTGTAACTCCAGTAGTGTTTACTGAACTCTTTCGTTTGTTCCTAGCTTGCTGTAAAATATTAGCCCATCGGATATTTCCTTGAACATATCCTTTGCTCGGATCAATTCTATCAATAGACCAATTTTTAGTGTTTTCAGGTGCTTCTCCAACCTCTGCGTAAAAAACTAAGAAGTCCTCTATGAACTCTTTTTGCATCGTAATACCTCTTTGACCATACAAGTGATAATCTTTAGAGTTTTTATTATAACACCTCTCACGAATTTTACACCATGTTTTATATACTTTGTTAGTTTGATTAAAACCGTGCGTTGTTCTAGAAAGAGACAAAGCTTTGATTGAGCATTCTCTACAACCATGTTTGTATTTATCTGCAGTAAAATTACTACTACTGGAAATAAATATTTGATTACAAACATTACAACTGCACTCATAAGCTGCAACTCTACTTTTAGGGTTGGAACCTACATATTTTAAAACATTGATTTGATTAAAGGACATTCCTTCGTATTTTTTACTACGATTTGTTTGGATTAGTTCAGAAATTCTTAACATACTCTTCTCCTATTAGTTATTGGATATTTAATTATAACACAATAAGAGAAGAATATCAAGGTTTATTTTAAACCTTTAGCTTGTCGTTCATCTCTAACCATTGCAGTAATAAACTCCTTTACAGCATCGGATCGAACAATATCGTTAACATCTCCAAAATCAATAAAACCAAAATTATCTTGAAGTTTGTGTCTAGTTACAAAATCAACCAACCATGTAAAACCAGAACCTTTATTAATCTCAGATTGTCTAACATCACCTGAGAGTACCAGTTTACTGTTTTTACCCATTCGAGTAACAATCTTAACTAGCTCTTCTTTAGTCAAATCAGAGGATTCTTCTACTAAAAGCCAAGCATTGTTGATACTCATCCCTTTTAATACCTCTAAAGGAATAAACTCAATATCGCCAGAACCTAGTGCAATCTCAAACTGTGCTTTACCAAGACGATCATTAAAGATTGGGATAACTGCGCCTAACCATACTTGCAACTTTTCGGTGGCACTTCCACTAAAGTAGCCTAACGATTGACTAGAACTCACAGCAGGTCTTGTAATGATAATCTTATTAATTTTATTTAAACGGTACAAGTCAGCAGCCATTACGGTTGGGATATATGTTTTACTAGTACCGGCATAACCAGTTGCAATAATTACATTTTTGTCTTCTAGTAGATCAATATACTCTTGTTGTTTACGGTTCATTGCTACAAGAGGTTTAACTCTGATTTGCCTTTCTTCCATAAACTTATCTTTTACAATACGTGCAGTTCCAACTTCAGCTTTACTTGCTCTAGTGTTTCTCTTCATAAATCCCCTTTACTACTGTTACAGGATATATTAATAATATACCTCAAGTATTATCTCAAGGTATCGCATGATATTTATATTATATTATTCTTTTGGTTTACGACTACGTTTAACTTGATTATTATCTGCGGTTACTGTTTCAGTATTAGCTTCAGTTACTTCTTTTGCAGTTACAACTTTAGGTTGTACTTTAACTAAACCTGCAACTAACATCGACCCAAAGCTTGTGGGAAAGTTTTCGTTGGATTCAAAGTCAAATCGCCAACCATCAATGATACTCTGTTGTACAGTCTGACAAAACTCATATAAGCTATAAGTTTCAATTTTTTTAATTTCCATAGGTACTCCTTATTAAAGTTAAGCTCAGATTGCAACTGAGTAAACTCATTGTAGCACAACATAACGTATATGTCAAGCATTGCACAAATATTTAAAATAAAACTTGACAAACTGAAAACCTGTGCTACACTAAGAATATACTAACGTATATAACTACAGTTAAATATATGTTATAATCTATGTTACTATATCTGTAACCTTAGATGTTAATATCTAATAGTACTATAGATAGTAACATTAGATGTTAACGTTATTTGATACTATGATATTATAAGATATAAAATACCTTAAGCTATATTGTACGGTGTTATATAGGTATAACCAATATAACCTATGTTTATCTTATAATATAATCTATATTATAACTTACGCGATTTATTATTTTCTTTTGTGCTCCGCTAAGTATGTCCTCAAGCCGGTGGGCTTTCTTGCAGAAGGCTTGTTTGTCATTTGTAGTTGATTCTGCTCAGGTAAAACCTTCAGCAAAGCCCCTAGAAGGCGCTACAAGGAGCTAATTTAAGATAGTCTAGGGGTATGTAGCCTGAAGGCTTAAAACGAGCGTATAGAGCGTTTAAGCTAAACTTATGATTGTGCAAAAATATAAGGTGCAACTATGAACACAACAGAACTAAAAGAAACCATAGATTATGATATTATAGAAGGATCATTCTTCATCTTAAAGAATAACTGCAGATACAGGAGAATATTTCCAAATGAAGATGGATACATTATATTCTATAAAAATAGTAAAAGATTAAAGTTTAAAGCTAATAAGTTAGCAATTGAACTTGTGCAAAATATTATTGTGCAAAAAGATAAAGTAGTCTTACATAAAAACTTAGATGAAACTGATTATCGTTATATTAATCTAAAATTAATACCTAAGAAAATATATAATATTATTAAAGAAGCTCATAGAAATTTATCTGGTGCTTTAAAACTAAATCCACATGCTAAGGATGTATTCTCATATTTGCTAACTTGGAAAGAAAACTCTAAAGATAAAATTTTAGTTGTGCAAGATGTAGTTATAGCAAAAAGGTTATACACAAAGCTTCAACTCAAGTACGCTAAGATTTTAAACAAGTATTGTGTATTTGACTGATACAGTTAAAGACGTAAGTGTATTTGACTGATATTGTGAGAATCACTGATATTTCTCTTGAAATTTCAGTATTCATGTGCTATAATCAAGGCTTCTATGTAAATTAAGTTATACTCCTTGTGTAAATTATACTATTAAGAGGTGTAAACCTGCCGAGGAAACAAAAGACTAAAACCTGCATAGAATTAAACCTTCATATGTTAGTCTAATTGCCCTTTCCTCCTTTCAGCTTTAGATGCTTCAGTATGAGCTGGACTAGTAACCAGCGCTAATAATAAAATTTGTACACCATACTTGACAAACGACTATGTTTATGTCTATAATGAAAGAATAAGAAGAATACCTATGAGATGCGTAATTTGTGACAAATATTTCAAACATTCTGCGTTCAATCAAAGTTTTGAATGCGATGCTTGTCAGTCTATTGTTTTAGATGAAATTGACTCTGAGATGCAAGTTGAAGTAGAATTACTAAGACATCCTTCTGGTAAAACACAAGCCGTAATCTATGATGATTACGAAGATACAGGTGATTCTGTATAAAGAATATTGCGGGGATTCAGGGTATCCGTCAGTCTCATAAGCTCGGCGCAGAAGGTTCAAGTCCTTCCTCCGCATCCAATTTGCTACCATCGTCTATCGGTCAGGACATTAGGTTTTCATCCTAAGAAGCGGAGTTCGATTCTCCGTGGTAGCTCCAGAGCAAATAATGGAACTGGTAAGATCATCCATTCAACGGTTGTTAGTGACTATGGGTGCTATCGGAACTTTCAAATAAACGTGTATTCCGCTGTACGGCACTAGGTGTTCGTCAACTACGTAAAAAGTTCGGCTGCTCAATCGCCAACGGAAAGAGCATAAGGTCACAGTTGGATTAATTTTGGCATATAGCTCAGAGGTAGAGCAAACGGCTGTTAACCGTTCGGTCCGTGGTTCGATCCCACGTTTGCCAGCCAATATTACAGAAGTATGGTCGAGTGGCTTATGGCAATGGTTTGCTAAACCATCGGTGGTGAAAGCTGCCCACAGGTTCGAATCCTGTTACTTCTGCCAATTAATCTATGTATAGGCTAGTCTGGTTAAGTCACCTGATTTGGGGTCAGGATTCCGGTGGTTCAAATCCATCTACATAGACCAACAATTAGGATACGTATACCGTTAAGGAGACGGTCTGGTCTGTAAAACCAGCGCTACTACAGGTCGTATGGATCGTTACCAGAAGTGCCCACCAAAGAACCGTTCGAGAGATAGCTTCGGCTATTACGGGAAGATAGCAGGGGATGCGCCTACGCTATAATTTAAAACGCATACTTACACTGTCCACTGTCCATAGACAAAGGACATACCAAACCTACCTTGGTGACCTTTGATGTTAAGGTTAGGAGAGTAATCTCCGGGCGTCCTTCGATACATAGCACGAAGTAAAACAAAGGTTATCTTTGAGTAAATTACCGCCAAGTATTTTATTAAGGTTTATGCGTGAGTTGTCGAGCCGGTAGAACGAAATGCTACCCCTGAATTCGGTACTCAGGACTAATACACAGGAGAATACATATGTTCGAAAAAGGTAAATCAGGTAATCCGAACGGTCGCCCTCGCAGAGATAGCATCGTGGATAAACCAACTAACCGTGAGTTAAAAGAGCGTGAGCTAGTCATGCTACTACGCAAGGTAAAACCTCACGTAGCCGAAGCTATCATACAGGCAGCTAACATCATGAAGAATCAGGAAGCCAGCCACCAAAACCAGTTAAAAGCTGCAACTATCCTTTTGGATAATTACCGTAGATTAACTTTGGATTTATACGATGGTGAAGAGAAGGCAGATGAAGCTGGTGTAGAAGTACAGCAAAATAATGCACCTGTCTTTAGCTTGAAGATGGTTAACGCAGATTAATTTTATAGATTGGCTAGATCGACGGATCGAAAAGTAAGCTCCTCACTTACCTGCCAGTTTGTTTATTTGAGGCTTATTCTGAGGAGAATAAAATGAATTTAGAAACCTTAAACGGGTTAGACACAAATCCTATTTATTATGTTTACTTACATCGCAGGTTAGATGACAACTCTGTATTTTATGTAGGTAAAGGTAAGGGTAAAAGAGCTTGGAATAAAAGTTCTAGAAGTCAACACTGGAAACGTGTTGTAAACAAACACGGACGATCTGTTGAAATATTGTTCTCATCTTTAACAGAAGAACAAGCGTTTCAACTTGAAATTGAACAAATCGAAAAATACGGTTTGAGTTCTTTGGTAAATATGACAATTGGTGGTGTCTCTACTACAGGTTATAAGCATACTGAAGAAACAAGAGAAGTTATGCGAAAAGCTTTCCAAAAGAGACTGTTGGAAAATCCAGAACTACTGCAAGAGTTATCTGAAAGAATTGAAAAAGAAGTAGAAAAGCACAAGTCCAATCCTTCTCACTATCAAAAGTTATCTGAGATTCAAAAAGCAAGATATGCAACTATGACAGACGAGGAAAAAGAAGCTGACAAGTTAAGAAAAACATCTTGGTTGTTAGATAAAGAAAAAGTACAAAAAGCTGTTGAAAAACGTGCTGAACACCATACTGAAGAGTACCGTAGAGACATGTCAGAAAAAATTAAAAGGCATTGGTTGACAGTTGATAAAGAAAAAAATAGAGAATTACGTAAAGAAATTTACCGTAAAAGGTCAGAGGCGGGTCAAAATAATAAACTTATTGATGCTGTATCAACTAAGGTACTTGTAAACGGTCTTTACTTATTCAATTCACAAAGAGATTTTGCGAATTACATAAAAAGAAGTCCTGCTGCTTACTGTGCTGCAAAAATGGTTTGTAATAAAAAATATCCTTTTGTAATATTTTCTGGTTATATTGTTGAAGATTTTAATGAAGAAATTCATAAGACTTTTACTACAGATTATTCTGATATGCAACAAGTTACAGCACCTATAACCAATCTAGAAAAAGTACTGTTAAGATCAGATGGTAATGTTTATTGGGGACCAAATGACGCTGCTAAATCTTTTTCTGATTTTACTGAAAGTACCGCAGATTGGATAAGTAAGTGCTGTAAAAATAATAAACCTGCGATGGGTTATAACTGGAAATTTCTAACTCGTGATGAAGTAGTTGCACACATTTTAACGATTATTAGAAACAAGGGAAATAATAGTGTCAAGTAATTTAGTCTTTTCACCTGCATCTAGTGCTCAAGAACAATTCTTAATGAGTACTGCAGATATTACATTTTATGGTGGCGCAGCCGGGGCAGGTAAGTCACATTGTTTACTTGGTGCTTTTTTAAAGTTTTGTCATCACCCTAGAACTAGAGGTGTAATTTTTAGACGTACCACTAAACAGATTTCAAATCCGGGTGGCCTGTTTGACTCAGCTATTAATCTTTATAAAAAGGTAGACCCTAAGTTGAGAATTAAAGTTCGGGAACAAGAGTTAATTTTCAGTTCAGGTGCTACTTTAAAATTCGGATATCTAGACAATGCTTCTGACAAATATAATTATCAGGGCGCAGAGTTGACATTTTTAGGCTTTGATGAGATACAACAATTAAATCAAGATAACGTAGTTTATATGTTGTCTAGATTGCGGTCTACATCTGTGGATTATAAAAAACAAGCTTTTGCTACGGGCAACCCTGATTATGATAGTTTTATTCGTGAATGGGTTGAATTTGCATTGGACGAAAGAGGTATCCCTATTCGAAAAGATGTTTACCCAATGCGATATATGGTTCAAGTTGCTGGTGGTCAATTAGCGTGGGCCGACACCAGAGAAGAATTAGAATCAATTTATGGGTCAGGTGATCAGTCCGGTATTTTAACTTTTATGTTTGTACCCGGTACGATATACGATAATCCTCCATTAATGAAGGCTGATCCTACATATGTATCAAAATTGAAAGCTTTACCTAGAGTTGAAATGGAAAGACTTTTACTGGGATCATGGTATGCTCGTCAGCAGACATCGGGTATGTTTAAAAGGGAATGGGTAGAAGAAGTTTATTTACCTAACGGTAGGGCTAAAAGACGAGTAAGAGCATGGGACACGGCTTTTTCTGCCCCATCTGAGCAATATCCTAATCCAGATTATACTCGTGGTGTTTTAATTTCTAAAGACGCTACCAATGTGTATACGGTGGAAGATGTTGTATCTTTAAGAGATAGAGTTCACAAGGTTGAGCAGTTAATATTCGAAACTGCAGTAAGAGACGGACAAGAAGTTACAATTTCAATTCCAATTGATCCCGCTGCTGCTGCTGGTGCATATGCTAGAGACTTACAAAGAAGATTGGCAGAGATGGGCTTCAACGTAAGACTCTCTAAACCTGTTAAGTCGAAGATAACTCGTTTTGCACCATTTTCAAGTGTAGCACAATCTGGTTTCGTAAACGTAGTTAAAGCTGATTGGAATAAAGCATTTTACGATGAACTTGAAATTTTCGATGGTGACCCAAAGAAAAAAGATGACCAAGTAGATTGCTGTTCTGATGCATTCTTACTATTAAATAAGGAATTGGTTATTCCTACATTCTCACTACCAGACTTCACAGGTACTAACCCATTTGATGGAAGCATCACAGGTTCCAATATCCCTACATTTCAAAGTTCACTAGTTTCATAATTAAAGGAGCCGTTAATGGCACGTAAATCACAAAACAACTCAGTACAAAAAGCACTGGATGATACGCCAGATCGCTTCAAATTAAGCGAATCAGGTTATCTTGGTTTAAATGTCTTCAACGGTGTTTCTAATGATGAACTCAAAAGAGAACTGAACTTTCCTAACAGTATTAATACTTATAAACAAATGTCTTATCACGCTACGATTAATTCTGCGTTGACATTGTTTGAAAATATTGTAAGTAAAGCCGATTGGAAGTTCAAGCCTGTTGCAGATGCTACACCTGAAGAGACTGAACATGCTAAAATCATCAATGAAATGATGCAAGACTTGACAGATCAAACATGGTCTGAATTTATATCTGAAGCAATGTCTGCTAATATGTATGGTTTTTCTGTGCATGAAAAAGTATATCGTAGACGTTTAAAATCCAACGGTTCAAAATACAATGACGGTGTTATTGGTTGGAAGAAACTACCAATTCGTAATCAAGAAACTATTGAAAAGTTCATCTTCAGTGAAGACGGTAACGAAGTAAAAGGTGTAAAGCAAAACCTTTCAGCTATCTCTGATGTTTACAATCGATACAGTAGCCGCACAAATAATGAAGTAATTTTACCTCGCAGCAAGATTATGCTGTTTCGCGCAGGTAAACACAAGGGTGATCCTTTCGGTAAATCAATGCTACGTGATGCTTATCTTGCATGGCGTTTCCTAAGCGTAATCGAAGAGATTGAAGCTAATGGTGTAGCTAAAGATTTAGCTGGTCTACCTGTGCTAAAGCTACCTCCACAGTACCTATCCTCAGAAGCTTCTCCTGATCAAAAAGCAATTCGTGCATACTATGAAAACGTAATGCGTAACTTGCAGTTAAACCAACAGTCTGCATTGATTCTACCACAAGCGCATGATCCTGATACAAAGCAACCTTTGTTTGAACTTGAACTACTATCTTTAAACGGTAGTAAAGCAATGGATACCTCTAAGATTAAAGAATACTATAAAAATCTAATCTTGACTTCCTTGTTTGCTGATATTCTAGTACTAGGTCAATCAGGCAATGGCTCTAACGCTCTAGGTCAAGTTAAAAACTCTTTATCTGCTACTGCTGCAGAGTCCATGCTTAAAAAGATTCGTGATGTTATTAACGAAGATTTGATTAAACAAACATATGAACTAAACGGTTGGAATACTTCTCGCATGGGTTACATTGATTTTGATAATCTAGAGATCGAAGACTTAGAATCATTCAGTAAAGCGGTCCAAAGATTTAGTAGCACATCTGTACTTGAAATTGATCGTGCAGTATTAAACCGTGTCAGAGAATCACTTGGTGTAGATAGTCTACCTGACGATGAAGAGCCAAACGCAGACTATTTACCCGCTATGACTTCTCGCAGTGGAGATGGTTTTAAAACTGCAGGTGAAGGTACGGCAACATCGCCTTCTGGTGCAGATACAAGCTCTGGTAACTTAGAGAATGCTGCATAATACTGAAAAAGTAGCTGCTGTATATTGGTTACATCTAAAGAATGACACTGACGTATTCACACAAGGATACGTTGGTGTAACTACTCGCTTGATTGATATTCGCTTTAGAGAGCACTGTAACAAATTTAAGAGTTCTTACAATCCTTATAATCCGATGCATTTAGCTTTTGCACAACACGGAATAAATTCGATTGTAAGAACTCGCCTGTGTGTTTGCGGTGTAAAACAAGCATACGAACTTGAACGAATGCTCAGACCATTTGAATATATGGGATGGAACACTGTAGAAGGTGGTAAACTTTCAAAATCAGCAATTGAAATAATCAATAGAAAATGTAAATACAATTTATCTTGAATTAACCAGATTAATATGCTATAATAGTTTACAAATACCCTGAGTAAATCTCAGGGTTATTGTTGTTTTAAAAGGAGAAAATATGCAATGGTCTGCAGATAACCTGCCAGCTTCCATGAAGAGTAAATCTTTAAAATTAAGGGAGTTATTTGCAAAGGTGGCCAATGCTTCTCTTGACAAAGGATACTCAAAAGAAGAATCAATCTTCGCTGGAACTAACGCAGTAAAAATAGAAGAACGTAAAAATCAACCTGCAAAAGTAAAAGCACCTAAGCTTCCTTCACATGTAGAATCACTAAGAAGCTATACAAGCCCTTTTGAGATGGTTTCTAAGGCTGAAAATGATCTACCCATAGCCGCTACAGTAAAAGCTGCAGAATTCGATGCACAAGGTCATCTCGTGATTCTAATGTCCGATGGTAGGCGAGTAGTAACCAAAGGTAAAGCTGTAGAACAGCACATTGATCAAAGAATCGGAGTTAGTGTAAACCCTGTATTCGATCATGTGCAGATGAACACCACAGCCAATTACACCTCAGAAGATTATCTTCCCGGTATGCTTACTTGGAATGAATTTGAAGATTGTTTAGATATTGTGCAAGGTGATAGTTCAGTATTGCAAGTTGGTCTTGAACAATATATTGAAGTTATTAATAAAACAAGTAGCACTTTACCCAATGGTTCTGTTGTAAAATTTTCAGGTGTAAGCTTAGAAGAAATTCCTGAAGCTTCTCCTTTACTTGCAGATGGTAGTGTGCCTTCACTGTATATTATCGGTGTATTGACTAATACTCTTATTCCCGGTCAAAGAGGTAGAGCTACTATTTTAGGTAAAGTACGCAATCTTAATACAACTGGATCAGATGTAGGTGAAACTTGGCAAAAAGGTACTTTACTTTGGGCACATCCTACTCTACCGGGAAAGATGACAAGTGTTCAACCCACTGCACCTAATGTTGTAATTTCAGTAGCTGCAGTTTTAAAAGCAGATGCAACGCAAGGTATTATTCTAGCAAGACCTGTAATATTTCCTAGATTATTTTATGGAGTATTTTCAAGTTCTGTCACACAAACAGCACTTTCTGTTAACACTGCATATAAAGTAAACTTTGAAAACACAGATATTTCAAGTGGTGTACGAGTAGTTGATCAAAATAAGATCACTACAGATAATGCAGGTCTTTATTCTTTTGATTTTAGATTGCAATTAACATCTTCTAATTCATCACAAAAAGTAATTTACATATGGGCTAGAAAGAACGGTGTAGACATGCCGCGAAGTACTTCTAAAGTTACTATTGTTGGTAACGGTGTAGAGTTAGTACCTTCTTGGAGTTTTTCAGTCAGTATGCAAATCAACGATTATTTTGAATTAATGTACGCAGTAAGTGATACAGCTATTTCAATCAACGCTCCTGCAAATACTGCATTTGCACCAGCAACACCTTCTGCTACATTGCGTGTAAGTCAGATTAATTTATAAACAAAACATATTAAGGAAAAATCATGAGTACAGTAATTGAAGGCGTATTTACGCAAGTTGGTCAAGCAGATCAAGTCATCCCATTGAGAGTAGATTCAATTGGTCGTTTACAAACAACAGCTACAGCTACAATTAGTTCTGAAGTTGAAATCACGAATGATACAGGTAATCCTATCCCTATTTCAATCAATACAAGAACATGCGTAGGTCGCCAAACTATTAGTGTCACTACAGGAGCAGTGGTTACTCTTACAGTTCCTACGGGTGCTGTAGCTGCTAGTATTCAAGCAGATGGTAGCGCAGTAAGTATTACACTAGACGGCACCACCCCAACTGCATCCGTAGGTTCTCGCATTGATGATGGCGTATTCTACTATGTAGACACTAGCCTTGCCGCCGTTAAACTAATTGCTCGTGGTGCTACAACAAACGTTCAAGTTGTTTATTTCAACAAGGCATAAATCATGAGAGCAATAGATCGTTTATTGCGAAATAGACCAAAAGCAGGTGGATTATCGCTTGCAGGTAAAATCAAAGCTCTGTTTGCCAACGGTGAGCAGGGCTGGTGGTATGACCCATCGAACTTCTCAACCCTCTTCCAAGACGCAGCAGGCACCACGCCTGTAACAGCGGTAGAGCAGCCTGTGGGGTTGCAACTGGACTTGAGCAAGGGGTTGGTGCTTGGGCCTGAGTTGGTGACGAATGGTGACTTCAGCAACGGGACTACGGGGTGGACGCCGAGTAGCTCAACGCTGTCCGTTTCAGACGGAAAATTAGTAGTAACCGCAGCAGGCGTTTCATCTCGCGCTTCACAAGCTGTAACAACAGTCGCAAACACTTGGTACGAAGCTCAATTCACATTTGGCGGTGGTACGGCAGTTGAATCTGTAAGAATTGGGGTTTCGATAGACAACGCCGTATACTATCAAACAACAGTAGACGGCAGCTATAAAATCAAATTTCTTGCGACTACAGCGACAACATATATAACGCTGAAAGCTGGAGACGTGATAGGGCTTACGGCCATTTTCGACAACATCTCCGTCAAAGAACTCCCCGGCAACCACCGCTTCCAGTCCACCAGCGCAAACCGCCCTGTGGTATCTGCGCGGGTAAACTTGCTGACCAAGACTGAGGAATTTAATGATGCGGCTTGGACGAAGACAAACGTCACGGTAACTGCAAATGCAATAGTCGCACCTGATGGGACTTTAACGGCAGACAAAGTTGAGGCCACCGCCAGCGCATCAACAGAAATGCGCCAAGATGCAACCGTTCTTGCGACAGAAATAATTGCAACCGCTCGAATCAAAAAGGGGAGCGGTGCAAATGACATGAATAGGTTTCAGATTCGAAGTATCACTGCTGGTGCAACTCTGCTAGCAATTGCAGTAAATTTGGATAATGGTGTAATAACTTATGTAAATGGCAGCACCGGCGCAACCGTGACCGCTGGCGCAGATGGCTGGTTTGTCGTGCGGATGGTTGTTCCAATTACTTCTGGACACACCATTCGATTTTCTTTGGGGTCAAATGGGTCAAATGAGACAGCCGGTGAATTTTCTTACATCTGGGGTGCAGACCTCCGGCCCACCAACCAAGGCGTAGGCCTCCCCGCATACCAGCGCGTCAACACCAGCACGGACTACGACAGCACAGGCTTTCCTGTCTATATCAAGCCCAACGGCTCAAATCAGTTCATGCAGACCAACAGCATCAACTTCACCGCTACGGACAAGATGACCGTGTGGCAGGGGGTGCGGAAGTTGAGTGATGCGCAAAGTGCGGTGCTTTTAGAACTTGGTGTTGGTGGGGCGTCAGGCGGCTTCTCGGTGTTTGCACCAATTACCCCAGACCGTTACACATGGCTTGGTAATGGCAACATTTACTCTTTTGCAACGCAAGCGGCGGGCACAAGAAGTTCAATCTATACCGCTCCTAACACTTCTGTAATAACAGGCCTTGGTAACATTTCAGGCGACCTCAACACTTTACGCATTAACGGCGCTCAGGTTTCACAGGCCACAGGTGACCAAGGTGCAGGCAACTATGGCAACTTCCCTGCCTACTTCTACATGCGTACCGGAACCACCGTCCCGTTCAACGGCCACGACTACGGCTCAATCGCCCGTGGCGCAGCATCTACCGCAGCGCAGATCACGGCTGGGGAAGCATACATCAACTCAAAAACTAGGGCTTTCGCTTGACCATGAATAGTAACATCAGTAAAAACAATAAGGAAAATAAATGAACTCAACACTAGCAACCGTAGTGGTTCTTGCAGCAGATCAGGAGGTGGCGCAAGCTGCTTTTCCTGAGTATTTTACAGCACCTGCATCTGCTACTGGAGAACTACCAGTCACTCACTACTTAACTAATGGTTATTTTGATGATACTGAATTAGATACTATCTGTAACGATGTTAATTGGCCTCGCAAAGTTTACTTTGGAGCATTGGACGCAGGATTACAAAAAGCTAATCTAATACTAGTTACTACTCAAGAAGTATCTGAAGTTTAACTTAAATAAAATCAAGTGATATTATTGTGCATTAATATATGAATAATAAATATTTCACTTGATTTATTAGCAACATTGTGATATAATTATGTTTATATTGCGCTAAATAGGAATAGTATGGAAACAATTAATAAAACTAAAAGCTATGCTCCTACAGATGCAATGCGAAATAATGCACGAAGAGGTTTAGCCTTACGTGAGAAATATGGCAGAGGTGGATTAGATACTCGTGAAGCTGGAAAACAAGGTATTGGGTCCGGTGTGGCGAGAGCGAGAGATATTATAGAGGGCAATCTCAGCTTAGACACTGTTAAGCGAATGTATAGCTTCTTCAGTAGGCATGAGAAGAACTACCAACCTAAAAAGAAAATGCCAGACGGTGGCGCAACAGCGGGAACCATCGCATGGTTAACTTGGGGCGGATCAGCAGGTTTCGCATGGGCACGTAGCATTCTGAAAAAAGAAGGTATCGTAAAGTCCTACACTAAAGACATTACTGACGTGGAATTAAGCACTGAAGATGAGTTACCGGGAGTTAAACTTCCGATTACTAAAGCTGTTGACGAAGAGCTAAAGCAAGCTACATTTATAGTTATGGTTCCTGATGAAGTCGATCTTCATGGTGATGTAACTAATGAATCTGAAGTTCGTAAAGCAATGACAAACTTCAATAAATACTGCATGAAAGCTAATCTATTTCACTTAGTTGAAACAGATACTTTTGAGTTCTGCGAGAGTTACTGCTGCCCAACTGATTTTGTATTGGGTGATAAATTCGTAAAAAAGGGCACTTGGTTAGCTACTATTCAAGCCTTAGATGATGATCTTTGGGAGTTAATCAAGTCTGGTGAAATCAATGGTTTGAGTATTGGTGCTTTAGCATCTGTCGAATCAATCGAAGAGGATGAATAATGGCAACACAACGTAAAGCTAAAAGAAAGCTATCTGATATTAGTTTTGAAAAGCAAGGAGCACATGTAGCTCTAACTAGCAAACAACAATCTGGCCCTGCAAACGGTCACGACTATGCGCTTATTTTAAAGTCTAATAACTTTAGTGAAGAGTTCATTGAAAAGATGCAACAAGTTCGAGTAACTATGGAGTTACCAGATTTCCTACGTAAATTTTTCTCACTCTACGGCGATGACGTTGAAATCCTAGCTCGTATGATGGGTTATGAGAAGCCTGAGTCTGAAGAGTATGAATCAATGGAAAGCTATGAAGATTACATTCAATCTAAGATGGAAGCTTTTGAGATTTTAAAGTCTGCACATGAAGCTGATAGTCTAGCTGACGTACTATCTACCTTGGATGAAACAGAATATCTGGCTATGTTGACCGATCAAGAACAAATTGAAAAAGCATTCACACAGTTAGAAAAAGCATATAAACCTAAAGTTGGTGACATGGTTTCATGGAATTCCAGCGGTGGTATGGCAACAGGTAAAGTTACCAAGATCGTAAATGATGGTTCTATGCAAGTACCTAATACAGAATTTACTTTAAATGGCACTGAACAAAATCCTGCTGTCATGATTAAGTTATATAGAGATGGTAAACCTACCGACACAATGGTTGGTCACAAAGCTGGAACACTCAGCAAAGTATCCAAATCTCTAACAAAAGAATCTGCACCTGCTGCTATTGCAGACGGTAATGATACCTCAACAAACGCTGGCGTTGAGAATATTGAAGGGGTGTCTACCTCTGTTAACAAAGAAGAATTGGAGAAATCTAAGATGGAAGACGAAGTAAAAGTCGAAACCGTTGAAAAAGCTCAGTTTGAACTTGTGCAAAAAGCTCTAGACGAGCAGAAGGTACAACTACAAAAAGCTCTCGAAACAATTGCTCTATTTGAAGCTGAGAAAAAAGAAGCTGTGAATAAAGCAAAAACTGAAAAAGTTAAAGCTATCGTGAAAGACGAAAGCAAAGTACAGGCAATCGCTAAGGCTGCACTGGCACTAGAATCCGAGGATGATTTTAATGCGTTCCTATCTGCTGTTGAAGCACTGGTAGCAACCGTAGAAACATCTGAGATGTTCGTAGAAAAGGGTGCTTCTACTCAAGAAGAACCTGCTGTTAAAGAATCTGCTGTGGCAAAGTTACTTAAAGCCAAGCAAGCCAAATAATATTTAAGGAAATAAAATGCCACTAATCGCAACAGAAGCAAAACGTCTTTCTAACGTTGTCAAACAAGAACTCTTCCCTGAGACTGCTTACTGCCGTCTAGCTGTTACTTATAACGGCACTGCAGCTACTCTAGTTCCCGGTACTGTGCTAGGTAAAGTTACAGAAGGCGGTAAGTACAAAATCGCTGTACAAACTGCAACTGATGGTTCAGAAGTCGCTGATGCAATCGTAATGGTTGAACAAACCGTTGCTGCTACTACCGATACTAAAGTTCTATGCTTAGTAAAAGGTCCAGCCACTGTATCTAAAGATGGTCTAATTCTAGACGCTACATACAACCTAGATGCTGAAAAAGCTGCTGTATACGCTGCTCTAGAAGCTAAAGGTATTAACTGCAACGATGCAGTTTAATATCTGATAGACACCTACAATAAAATAAGGAAATTATAATGCAAACTCGTAGTTTTGAAAAACCATTTGAGCTAGTCGATTACACAGAAGAACTTTTGCTCATCCCAAACGCTTGGGGTTTGATCCAAGAGTTAGGTATCTTCCGTGAAGAAGGCGTATCCCAACACAGCGTTACCGTTGAATCCAGCGAAGGTACTCTCGGTCTAATCACCGATAAATTTCGTGGCGAACGCAACAACGTAAACAAGAACGACACCCGTTCACTCCGTTCATTCCCAGTCGCCCATTTCCCACTTGACGATTCTGTCAAACCTGAAGACATTCAAGGTAAACGTGCTTACGGTTCTGCTGATCAAGCTGAAACTGAAGCTGCCGTTATCGCTCGTAAGCTAGAGCGTATCCGTATGAACCACGCTGTCACCCTAGAAGCTGCTCGTGCTTATGCTATCACTGCTGGCGCTATCTATGCTCCTAACGGCACTGTAGCTGGCAACTTTTACACTGATTTCGGTATCACACGTAAGTCTATCGATTTCGTACTCGGTACTTCTACCACTGACCTAACAGCTAAGTCAGAAGAAGGTATCGCGCACATTCAGGATAACATCCAAAGCGGTGAAGTAGTTAATGAAGTTATCGTACTATGCTCTCCAGCATTCTTCGGTAAGCTAATTAACCACGCTACTGTTAAAGAAGCTTACAAGTATTACACTAGCACTCAAGAGCCACTACGTAACCGTCTAGGTTCTGGCCTATATCGCCGTTTCGTGCATTCAGGTGTGACTTACATTGAATACCGTGGTTCCTACAACGGTACAGCTTTGATTCCTGCTGGTGAAGCTTACATGCTACCACAAGGTACTTCTGACATGTTCTTGACTTATTTTAGCCCAGCGAATAAATTTTCTCATGTGAATACTTTGGGTGAAGCTGCTTACGTGTTTAGCTACAAAGACCCTAAGGATAGCGAAATCCTACTTCAATCTGAGTCAAACTTTTTGAACTTGATTCGCCGCCCACAAGCTGTTATTCAATTAACAACTTCTAACTGATGATTGCCCTTTGGGGCTTTCTGTAGTATAATTAGATTCCCGCTTCGGCGGGTTTCTAACGTAAGTATTGCAATCTAACATTTCTTGTGTTAGAATACAGTCTTTACGTTAGATAAAATTAGCTAGGCTGATCCCCGAAAAGAACTACTATCCACAGTTCCTGCTAATTGTCTTTAAGTGGAAATTTCGGGAGAAATTATGCAAGACAGTAAATACTGTGTTTATTTGCACAGAAGAAAAGATACAAATGACATTTTCTATGTTGGTCAAGGAACTTTAAAAAGACCTTATGTTACAACTAGAAAATTGAAAGCTTGGAATGATTTGGTAAAACAGGCTGGTGGTTTTATCGTAGAGATTATTGAAGATTCTTTGAGTAAAGAAGCTGCTATAGCATTAGAATCAATTAAAATAGAAGAATATAAAAAGTCAGTTGTTAACTTACAAACATCATCCTCTAAAACAAAAGAACTTGATTACGATACTTTTAATCAAAAATTTTATATTGATGAAACTAGTCCTTCTGGTTTAAGATTTAGAGTTAATGTGTATGCTGGTAAAAATTATAACTCATTGGTTAATTCCAAAGACTCTGTTGCTGGTGTACTTTCGCCCGATGGTTCTTGGTCAATAACACATAAAAATAAGTCTGTAAAAGTTCACAGAGTAATTTATCTTTTAGCTAATAAATCTATTGATAGTTCGAAAATAATTGACCACATAAATGGAAATCCTTCTGATAATTCCTTGAAGAATCTCAGACAAGTGTGTAGTAAAGTCAATAGAAGAAATCTTAAAATTGATAAAAGAAATTCTACAGGTGTTACGGGTGTTTCATCTACTATAAAAAATACATACAGAGCATCTGTTTTAGATGAATCCGGTGTGAGATTAGAGAAATCTTTCAGCATCTCAAAATACGGTAAAGATGAAGCTTTCCGTCTAGCTTGCCAATGGCGCAAAGAACAAATAGAACAATTAAACGATAACGGTGCAGGTTACACAGAGCGACATGGAACATAAGGAAAATACATAATGGCTACAATTCAAGACCTTCGATACGAGTTAGGTGATACTTCACCAGAGTTTCCAATCATGTCTGACGCTGAGTATCAGTATTTTTTAACCAAGAATTCAAACGCTCTTCAACGTTCAGCTATGGATGCAGCTAAAAGTATCATGCTTAAGTTATCTATGCGTAGCGATGAAACGGTCGATATTTTTAGCGTCAAAGGTACTGCTGCTGCTAAGAATTACATGCAAGCTTTGCAGATGTACATTAAGAATCCTGATCTTAACACAATGTACGACAAGATTCAAGGTTATGCTGGTGGCATCTCAAAAGAAGATATGTTAAAGAATGACAGCAATTTAGATAATAATATTATTGTACAACCTACTGCTGAAACATTTACATATCGACCAAGTTCATTTGGTATTTAACTGAAGGACTAATATGGATAGATATCTTGCTATAACATTAAGAGCAATTAATCAGCACGGTAAAACTTGTACATATACTGTAGTAACCGAAGGTACATACAATATCGAAACAGGTTCTACAACTAATACTGAAACATCGCATACTTTAAAAATGTATAAGAAGCATATTCGTGCTAATCAGTATAACTTTCCTAACATGATTGGTAAAGACTCTGCTGTATTTTATTTAGCCAATAACAGTCTAACATTTAAACCTGCTGCACAAGATAAAATTACTTTTGATTCCGTTACATATGTAGTTGATTCTTTTACGGAACACGCTGCAGATGGTGCTGTAATATTATATAAGCTTTTAGCTATAAAGGGTTGATATGTATATTTCATGTGATACTTCAAAACTACAACAAAGCTTAAAGAAGTTCCATGAAGAAGCGATTCGTAAGATGGAAGGCATGGTTCAATTGTTTATATACCATGTTGCTTTCGAAGCTATCGAAAATACACCCTTTGGTGATGACGTAGAATATGCTGCACTTTATAATAATCCTGCACGTAAAAGAGTATTGAAAAATACAAAAGCTGGTATGGCTAAAGGTGGTTGGATCATTGAAATGAATAAACCTTATACCAGTTGGTGGTTCATGCAAGCAGACAGTGAAAATGCACTCAATGTAAAACAATCTGCAGAATACCGATCTGAAAATTATAAGCTTGGTAATACCGTCTACATTACAAACAACGTTCCTTATGTATCAAAAGATGCATGGCCTTACGATACTTATAAAAATGGTTCCCCTGTTAGATCACTTGAAGGTGGTGCATCTTCACAAGCGCCTAATGGTATTATGGAACCAACATTGCATGCTATTTATGGTATATATACAGCGGAACTTAACAACTATTATAAGGCAAGCTAATGGCAATTATTCAAGTAAAAAGAGCAGCCGAACGTAAATTAAATACATTAATACCCATTGTTCCAACGGCATGGGAAGGTGTTAGTTTTACACCGCCAGATACTGTTTATCAGCGTGTACAATTTATGATTCAGTCTCCTGATGATCCTGTGCTTGGTACGGGTTTTTATAGAGAACGAATGACAATGCAAGTATTTATTGTAGGTGCTGCAAACAAAGGAACTTCTGAAGTTATCTCTAGAGCAGAACTTGTAAGAAATCACTTTAAAAAAGGTACTGTGTTTACAGAAGATGGTGTACATATCCATGTATTACGCACACCTCAAGTAGCTGGTACAACAATCGCTTCGGATAGAATAATCTGTCCTGTATTAATTGAATTAGTAGCAGAAGTTTATTCTAACTAATTCTACAATATTTAATGGCTACCTTTAGCGGGGGAAAAGACGATTCATCACCGTCCTGCCTTATCTTATTTGTGATGTTTTCTTGATGGAGAAAGTTATGAGAATTTTAACACAAAGTGAAATTAAGTCTTTAATTTATAAAGATAAAACCAAATCTTATACATACGGTTTATGCAGAGATGATGGTACACTTTATTATGTTGGCGTTGGTATTAGAAGTAGAGCACTTGTACATGTGTCTCAACACGAGCTTTTAAATGGTACAAATAAATTAAAGACCTCGATAACCAAGAAAGAGATTAAAAATAATTCTCCAAAGTTTGTGCTTTTTGTTATACATAAATCAAGAGAATTTTGTTTAGATTTAGAAAAGAAGTTAATTTCTAATTTCAAAAGAATAGCTGAAGGTGGTATTTTATCTAACCTTACGGATGGCGGAGAAATCGGTCCAACTGGAGTAATCGTATCAGATGAGACTAAGAAAAAACTTAGTTCCATACGAACGAGTATGAGAGACATCCACTCTGAAAAAAATAAACTATGGTGGAATTCATTAAGTGATGAAGAGAAGCAGCTTAAAATAAATAAAATGAGAAGTGGAACAAACAATGATTCCGCTAGAACTAAAATATCAAAAGCTACTTCTGAAAGATGGGCAGATCCGGCTTATAAAAAGAGACTCTCACAAATTCAAAAAGAATCACAGAAAAAGAATGCGGACGTTACCCGTGAGAATATGAAATTAAAATGGGCAGACCCTAAATACAGAGCTAAGATGCTTGAAGCTAGAAAAATCGCCCGAGAAAAGAAATTAGCTGAGAAAGCTATACAGGCCGAAAGGCAATCATTTGCAAATGAAAATTAAATAAGGAAAATATATATATGTCAATTTCGAAGGGGACTGCAAAAGTTGTAGCCTACAAAAAAGAAACTACTTGGGGTACTGCCGCTGGTACAACTGGTGGTAAACAAGTTCGTCGCGTTACCGCTGACTTTAACTTAACAAAAGAAACTTACGAATCTAATGAAATTCGTACTGACCGTCAACTTGCTGACTTCCGACACGGTGTTCGCAGTGCAGATGGTACACTAAGTGGTGAACTTTCACCCAACTCATACTCTGATTTCATGCAGTCTCTGGTAGCTAAAGACTTCGCTGCTATCACTGCTGTAACAGGTTTATCTGTCACTATTGCTGCTTCTGGTAGCTTGTGGACAGTTACCCGTAGTACTGGTACTTTCTTGACTAGTGATATCAAAGTAGGTATGGTTATTCGTCTAACAGGTGCTGGTCTGAACGCAGCAAACGTTGGTAAAAACTTACTAGTTGTTAGCATGACAGCTTTAGCTCTTACTGTACAGTCACTTAATGGTTCTGCTCTAGTCGCTGAAGGTCCAATTGCAACCGTAACAGCTACTGTTGTTGGTAAGCAAACTATTGTACCCGCAACTGGTCACACCGAAGACTCATACACTATTGAGCAATGGTTCCAAGATATTTCACAATCAGAAGTATACACTGGTATGCGAGTAGGTTCAATGAACTTGCAATTACCTGCAACTGGTTTGACTACTGTTGACTTTAGCTTCATGGGTAAAGACCTCAGCTCTAAAGGCACTACTCAGTATTTCGGTTCACCAACTGCACAAGGTACTAATGGTATTTTCGCTGCTGTTAACGGCGCTATGATCGTTAACGGTCTACCTGTTGCTCTAGTAACAAGTGCTGACTTTACTGTAGAACGTGCTATGGAAAACGCAACTGCTGTAGGTTCTAACTCAGTAGCTGAAATTTTCTTAGGTCGTATTCGCGTAACAGGTAACTTGAGTGTTTACTTCCAAGATGCTACATTCCGTAACTACTTTGATGATGAAACTCCAGTGTCTATCGTGTTCGCTTTGACCACAGGTTCTGAAGCTAACGCTGATTTCTTGACATTCACACTACCAAAAGTTAAACTAGGTAGCTTTGCCAAAGATGATGGCGAACTCGGTCTTGTTGCTTCTACAAGCTTCCAAGCTTTGCTAAATGCAGACACCTCTGCAGGTCTACCTGCTACAACTGTACAGATTCAAGATTCTACACTAGTCTAATCTGAATAAGCCCCCTTGGTCAAAAGCCTTGGGGGTTTTTCTGTTTATTATACTGCCTTAATTTATCATTTACACCCCTTGATTTATCTGAAATAATATGCTATAATCAGTACTTCATTAACACTAACAGAAAGGAAATATTATGGCTTTTGATCTAGCAAAACATAATTACACAGAGATTGCCGAAGTAGGCTACAAATTCGAATTAAAGCTTCCCGGTACAGGTGAAGCAACTGGAGTATTCATTACCGTGCGTGGTGATCAATCCAAGACCGTTAAAGCATTTGGTCGTAAAAAATATGCAGAGTTTAAGCTTCGTGAACAACAAGCTAAACGCCGGGGTAAAGACGTTGATGATATGACGTTAGAAGAAGCGGAAGAACTAAGCATTGAATCTGCTGTTATCCGTGTAATCGGATGGGAGAACATTACCGAGAATGGTAAGAAGGTTGACTTCACAAAAGAAAATGCAGAGCGTATCTTCAAAGAATATCCTTGGATTAAAGACGCAGTGATGGAGGAATCAGGTCAGCTGTTAAACTTTCGCTCCGAGTGAAATTGAAGAAGCTGTAGCTTTTGCTAAACAAGAGTTCGGCTTCGGCAAGCGTTCTAAAGATGGTTCTACATTAAAAGATCAACTTCTTTCTGTTTGGCGTCAAACTGGAGTCAAACCTAAAGAACTTGAAGAACTGATTGAATTACCAGAAAGTTGTATTCAAGTTTGGAAATGGTTTATTGATCTTCATAACGCACGAGGATCAAACGGTTTCGGTGTTAATCCTATACCTTATACCGAGATTAAAGCGTACTTTGACTTAATTGAAGTTCAACCTGAAGATTGGGAAGTTACGTTAATTAAGTTATTTGATAACGAAGCATTGTCCGCTTATGCAAAAGAAGCAGAAGCAGAACGAAAGAAATCATCTAAGAAGTGATAGTTGCTTTGGTTTATCTTAACGGATAACCAGAGCATCTATGTGTGCAAATTAGTGTAGTTTATACACATAGATAATTACATCCACAACAGGAGAAAGTGCTATGGAATTAGCAGAATTAAAGTTCGTTGTCAAAACCGAACAACTAGATGAAGCAGCAACTAAGATTGAAGCATTAGGTGTAGCTGTAAGTAAATTAAATAAACCAATGCAGGATTTAAATAAAGAATCTGCAAAGACTAACAAAGAATTATCCAAAGCTGAAGAAGCTGCTGCTAAAGCTGCACTTGCTCAACACAAGTTAGAACAAGCACAAGGTAAAAGTGCAGAAACTATTGGTAAGTCTACAAGTTTATTGGAACGTCACAACCTTATTGTTGAATACCAAGCTAAGGGTTATTCTAAAGGACAAGCCTCTATCATGGCTACAGCTAAAGCCTCTGGCGCTCTAGATGACGTTCTTAAAGAATTAGGCAACACCTTAAAACTACAGCGTACACTAATGGGAACCGACCCATTCGATAAGAGCATTGGGTTGATGCAGAAGTTGCAAAACGAGACTCGAATTACTAGTGAAGTTAATGATTTGTTTAACAGGAACTTAGGTTTAACTGAAAAACAAATGATCGACCTTGCTCGTGAGAAAGAGCGTCTGATTGCACTTTATGGTATTGAAGGTAGAGATATTAAAGAATTAGCTGGTGAATATGATCAGTTGATTCGCAAGAGTGTAATGCTCAATCAATCTAATGATGCACGTACGAAAAGTATGCGTGATCAGATTAAAGCTCAAGATGATGCTGCTAAGGCAAATGCTTACCTTGCAAATGAAATGGAAAGAGTTAATCGTTTAACTGAATCCAATGGCGATATTACTAGTGCAACTAACAACAGATTAATTAGATTTGAAAAAGAATTAAAAGCCTCAGGTGTAAGTGCTTCAGAGGCTGCTACTAAACTTGAAGCTTACAAAACTGCATTGTTGTCTTCTCAAAAAGCTGCAGGTAATCGGCAGATTGATTATCTATCCAGAGCACTAGGTCCACAGATTACCGATATTGGTGTAGGTTTAGCTACAGGTCAAGCACCTTTAACTATTCTACTACAACAAGGTGGTCAGTTACGAGATCAATTTGCATTGGCTGGTGTAGCTGGTGCAGAGATGGGTAAAATGCTTGTTAAAGCTAGTAAAGAAATGGTTACTAGTGTTAAAGATATTGGTCTTGCTGTTGGTCAATTAGTAACTGGTGCAATCGCTGGTACAGGTAAGGCAATTGCTGATGGTGTAGCTGCTCCACTTACAAGATTTGCTGAAGTTAGAGAAGCACAGAAAAAATTAGATGATGGTATGATTTCAAATCTTCGTCATGCAAGATTAGTTGAAGTTGCCAATGGTAGAGCATTGCAGTCATTTGTGTCTCTGGGTAAAGTTGGTATTTTTGCAGCCATAGCGGCATTGACTGCTCTTGCTTTTAAATACGCAGAGGTAGCCGCTGCTGAAAAAGAATTAACAAAGTCTTTAGCTTTATCTGGTGCAGCTTTGGGCATGTCTACAACTACAGCAATTGAGTATGCAAATTCAATGAATTCTGTTGGTATTACTACTCTAGATGCAATGCGGATTATCGGTGAATTTGCTAACACAGGTTCAGATGCCAGTATACCACTAAAAGAGATTATAAAATCTGCTGTTGATATGGAAAAGTACGTAGGTATTGCAACTAAAGATACCGTAAAAGCATTTTCAGATGTATCAGAAAAACCAGTAGAAGGTTTGATTAAACTTGCTAAGAGTACAGGTAATGTCAGTGCTGAAACAATCTTACAAGCGGAAGCTTTTGTAAAAGCAGGTAAGACAGCAGAAGCTGCCAGAGTAGCACAAGAAGCTTTACAAAAGTCTAACGATGAAATTGTAAAGAGAATGAAAAACAATCTCGACCCTCTGCAAAGCCTTTGGTTAGATATAAAAAGCGGTATTAGTGGTGCAGGTCAAGAGTTGTACGAATTTCTAAAGTCTTCTGCAGTTGTTAATATTTTTAGAACCGCATGGGAAACAGTAGCTGTAATTGTAGCAGAAGTTTGGTATGTTTTAAAACAAACCGGAATTGAAATTTCAGGAATAGCTTCTCAAATTAAAGCAGTAATGTCTGGTGATTTTGGTAAAGCTGCTGAAATTGGCACACAAATGAAAGCAAACGCTACTACAGCAAGAGCAGAGCAAGATAAATTAATTGCTTCAATTATGAAT